TAGTTTTTCCATCGAGTGATATATTCTCCATAAAATCAAAGGGATTTTTTGTACCCCAAATTTTATCGTGACCACTCTGTTTTAGCAATCTATCTGCAACATATTCTATATATTCCGACATTTTATCAGAATTCATACCTATCAAACTACATGGTAATGCATCCGTGATAAATTCTTTTTCGATTGAAACTGCGTCTCTAACAATTTCTTCAACGACAACTTTACTTAATTTATGTTTTAACATTTTAAATAATTCGATCGCGAACTCTAAATGTAAACCTTCATCCCTACTTATAAGTTCATTACTGAAACATAAACCAGGGAGTAATCCTCTTTTCTTTAACCAAAAAATAGCACAGAAACTTCCTGAAAAGAATATACCTTCGACACAAGCAAACGCCAATAAACGTTCACCAAATGAACGTTCACGACTGAACCATTTCATTGCCCATTTTGCTTTATTTTCTATACAAGGTATCGTCTGTATAGCTTCAAATAACTGTCTCTTTTCAGTTGGATTTTTTATATATTTATCAATAAGTTTACTATATGTTTCCCCATGGACCATTTCGTTATGTTCTTGGTACGCGTAAAAAGAACGCGCCTCTGTATATTGAACTTCACTCGCAAAGTTATTATTTAGGTTTTCGAAAACTATACCATCAGATCCTGCAAAAAAAGCAAGTATATATTTAATAAAATGTTGTTCATTTTCACTTAAACTTACCCAATCGTCCATATCTTTTGAAAAATCAATTTCTTCTGCTGTCCAGTTAGACATTTGTGCTTTTTTGTACATCGTCCAAAGATTTTCATGTTCTATAGGAAAAACAGTAAACCTATCCAAAGTTGGTAATAGCATTGGTTCGGCGTTTTCTAAATAATCCTGAAATTCAAAATAAGTTCCGATTAATTCATCATTCAATAAAATTTGTGGGTAAACCGAAGCTCGATCACCGCATCTTTTTTTTAGTTCATTTTTATCGACCATAATTTTTCTATTTTCTAATTTATACTCCTTACATAAATCAACCGCCATATCACAGTATTGACAACCTTCTTTTGATAAAATTTCTACTCCCATGTGTGCTAATATCTATAAATATTTTTGTATGAAAACTTTAATAATGATTAATATTTCAGAAATCCAGCCTGGTGAACTTGTAAAAGTTCTAGTGAACTTAGAAGATGATATAGAAGATGAAATGTATGCCAAAGTGAAGGAAAATAATAAAGATTACCTCGTCGTTTATTATTATTTAGAAACTTCAATGACTTATAAAAGTGCGCCACTTTATGAACTTGATGAGAATGATGAACTTGTACAGGAAGAAAACATATCAGAACATCATGAATCACAAGAATATTTTTATAATGTTAAGAATAATTTATATGCTATGATAGATGAAATAGATTCAGATGACGATAGTGAAATAATAGATGAATCTGATGACGATGGTTCTGATTTAGATGGATTTATAGTACCAGATAGTGAATGTATAGGTATGATATCAATACCAGAAAATCATAGACAAATAAATAAAGATTGGAAAGACTGGGAACCTAGGAGCCCTGGTTCTATTAGATATAAAAAAATGGTCGATGATATAGAAAAATTTGCAAAAATACAAGAGGATGAATTAAATTTTTAACCTAAGTGCGAATAATTTTTTATTAAAATTTAACTATTGAATGTATATATGGAAGAACTGGCTGCTATATGGTCCGATGTGGACAAATTACTAAAAAAACCGATATTAATAAAGCCAGTAAATAAAAATTTATGTAAAAATTGTAATGTTATTAAGATTTTTACTCGAGAAGGTATACCTACATGTCCTTCATGTGGTTTAGTAGATTTACAATATATAGATGAAACTCCAGAATGGAGGAGTGGTATATCTGATGATGGTAAAGTTACAGATAATTCAAGATGTGGTAATCCGAATTCTAATCCAGAATTATTTTCAGAATCTTGGGGTAAAGGTTGTATTATATCAACTAGGAACACGTCTAGTTATAAAGATAAACGAATGGCTAAAATAAATTTTCACCAATCCATGAATCATAAAGATAGATCTTTATTTCATGCTTATAAAGATATTGATGAAGCATGTTTATTATTACCAGAATGTGTCCTTAAGGATGCAAAAATGATGTATAAAAAATTCAACGATAAAAAATTAACACGTGGAGCTGTTAGAACTGGTATAAAAGCAAATTGTGTATTATTTTCGTGTCGAATGTCAAAGATACCACGTACAACAAAGGAAATAGCTGACATGTTTTCTATTCAATCAAAGGATATAAGTAGAACATCTCAAATGTTTAAAACTGTAATGTTGGGTAAAACAACAAATTCTTATACAACTTTACCACATGATGTTATGCAAAGATTGTTAAATGCATACGATGTTTCTCGTGAAGAGAGATTAAAGTGTAATAATATGTGTTCTAACTTGGAGTCTTGTTCAGATTTAATGAGTAAAACACCAAATAGTGTTGCATCTGTTATTATATACATGGTGTTGAAAAGTCGTGTTAGTAAAAATGATATTTGTGAAAAATGTTCTATTTCTATACCTACTATTAATAAAATTGAAAATATAATAAAAAAATACTTAGAGGATAAAAACAATTAAAGGGTAATGGAACGTAAATTCAGAAAAAAACTTTTCATTAGTACACCCTGTTATGGTGGTTTATGTTTGGAAAAATACATGATAGGTATTATTCAATTACAACTTGAACTTATTAGGGAAAATATTCATTTAATGTTAGATACAACAGAAAATGAAAGTTTGGTTCATAGAGCAAGAAATGTTGCCGTTGGTAGATTTATGCAGAAAACAGATTGTGAATATTTTATGTTTATCGATGCGGATGTGGATTTTGACCCAAAATCTGTTGTACGCCTTTTAGATTCTGGACATGATATTTCTGTAGCTGTTTATCCTAAAAAGGTTGTCATGTGGGATCAAGCTGAAAAAGCTGTCAAAGAAGGTGATGAAAGAGATTTATCTCTAGTTTCGTCAAGTTTGGTCGTAAATATAGGTGCTACAAAAAGAAGTGTAGAAAATGGTTTCGTTGAGGTTTTAGATGGACCTACAGGTTTCATGGTAATAACAAGAAAAGCCCTTGAAAAAATGCACGAACATTACAAGGATTTAGATTGTAAGAATGATCATCAAAATAGAGATTTTGATGATTATTGTGCTGTATTTGATTGTATGATAGATCCAGATAATAGAAGATATCTTTCGGAAGATTACGCATTTTGTAGAAGATGGCAATCAATAGGCGGTAAAATATTTGCAGATGTTCATACTACTTTGGGACACGTTGGTAATTTACCATTTTATGGGTGTTTAGATGAAAGGCTTAAGGCTTAGATTGTAATATATAATATTATGAAGTTTTCTACAATTTTAGTTACTCGAAGTAAATCATGTCACGTTAAAACTTTACATAATATTCTTAGATTCAACATCATGTGTTTAAATAAGGGTGGTGTAGAAAATGAAGTTTCATTTGTTAATGATGATCCCTATGATAAATGTGAAATGATTCAATCAAAAATGAAAACACACGATCGTATACTTTTTATAGATTTTGGTGTACAAATGGATGATTCTAGTTTGGAAAAATGCTTTGATGATTACGAAGGTTTAGGTTGTTTAGTTTTTCCAGCTGTTAAGGAAGGTGTCGATTGGAACTTATTTAAAAGTAAAATTAAACAGGGTTCAAATGAACCTGTTAACCAAATGGGTTTACATTTTGATACAGAAGTTTTGAATAAAATTTCACCGGATATATATAACGTAAAAAATACAAGTTCTAGATGTTGGATTATTATGTGTAAAAACGTCACTAAACATATAAAAGATAGAAAATATGGCGTTTATAAAGTTTTCCCCCGTATGGAAATAATGTTTAAAAAATTTCAAGAAGCTGGTGTTAAAATTCATGCGTATACTAAAGCTAAGTTGGTCATGACATATAGTCATGAATGTATAAGTAATATTTTGGGAGCATCTGGTGTTAAATCAAATTAAAGAATATATTAAATAATATAATAACATGTCACGAGTTTTTGTAAAGAAGGATGATCCTCTTTACAAATACGCGATTAACTTCATGGAAAAATCATGGGGTACAAAGGGGATATTTCCCGGTTGTCAACCCATTTCCATAGAAAGGAAACATTTTGATGTATTATCAAAAAATGATTACGTCGTATGTGAAAAAACAGATGGTGTTCGATATATGATGATGGCTTTATATTATGATGATCAAAAAGTTTGTTTATTCGTAAACAGAGCCCTTGAAATGTTTAAAGTTTCTTTGAATTTTAGAATGAATATATTTAAGGGTACTATACTTGAGGGTGAATTATATGAAAATATGTTTATGGTGTACGATTGTTTAATGACATGTGGTGAAGTTGTTGGTAATAAAGATTTTTTTGAACGTTTGGAAAATTGTAAAAAAACGGTAAAAAAAGCGATGATATTAAACACCGATACAATTTCTTTGAAAGTTAAAAATTTTCATTTACATAAAGAGTTTCGAGAGTTTATGGATAATTATCTACCAAATGTAAAACAGGAAATTGATGGTCTTATTTTTACACCCGTAAATGAACCTATTCGTATAGGTACACATGAAACCATGTTTAAATGGAAACCGAGAAATAAAAATACAATCGATTTCCTTGTAAAAAAGGGCCCTACCGCCGAAACACCTGGATGTGTACCTGGTCAATATGTATGGAGATTGTACATTCAAGATAGAGGAAAACATATATTTGAATCGTCTATACCTATGGATAAAATGAAAAATTATAAATGGTTACGCCAAGGTGATATTATTGAGTGTATGTATGTGACATGGGAAAATGGACCGATTTGGTGGAAACCACTTAAGAAAAGAACTGATAAAACGTTTCCTAATAGTAGGAGAACGTTTTATAGAACACTCGTAAACATAAAAGAAGATATTAATATGAAAGAGTTTTTAGATTGTATACCATAATAAAATGATTATCTTCTTTAGGAAACTGTTTTAATTTACCTAAAGTATCATCATCTTGTATTATCCAATCATCACCTAGTTTTGTTATAGACATGTAATGACCACCATATTGTATACCCTTATGAATTATAGTAGATCTTAACTCGTAAACATTATTTTTTATTTTTAATTGTTCTTCAATTTTTACGTAACTTTTTTTATCAAAAGAAATGAAAAGTATTTTTGGATACTCCGAAAATAAAGTTCGTGTTGTAGCCACGTTATGTTTTTTACCATTATTATCAACGTAATCCTCTAGTATGTTCCATTTATGACTTTCTTGTATCATTATATTTAAATCTTTAACATTTTGTTTTACGTTTAATATATGAATACAAAAAGGTGTTTTTATTGTATTTTTACCTACTGGTGATATAGTTATTTGTGTAATTTCTCCATATACAAGTTCTTTGATATAAGTGTAACTTTTTTCGAGTATATCTATTATACAAAAGAGTGCATCTTGAGAATCATGTGGGTGACCAATAACGAATCTTGGAAAAATTTTAACAAATTCTTGTAATACAGGACCTATAGTGAAAGATTTCGATTCCTGTGTTTTGAAATATATATGAACGAGTTGTTCATATGCACTTGTAAATTTACAATCACCTGTGTATTTTTTATCCAATATATGAGAGGATATTTCGTGTATATGTAATATGGTTTGTATAGCAGAATTGAAGTAACATGTATTTCCTAAATTTGTAAATCCGTGCATCTAAAAAAGATCAATAAAAAAGGCTTAAGAAGAAGACGCGAATATAAAAAGTAAATAAAATAAAATGGACGTTCGTAAATTGTGTGATGAAATCAAACCCACTCTAGATAAGTATAAGGATGAAGAGTATATAGAATTAGAATTCCGTTTAGGTAAATTCAATTCTTCATTTTTTGATACAAATATTGGAAAAGAAAATTTTTATAAATGTTTAGATGGTTTACAAAAGTATAATGGTTGGGAGAAAGTTGTTCAAAGTAAAACTGAAGTGTATTACCGTGAAGATGACAATAAAAGGTTAACTGTAGATGAAATAACAGGAGATGATACTCTTATAATAAAGGATAGAGTATATACACAAGATTTTAAACATTTACAAAATGTACCTTACGATATAAGATTGGGTGTATCCAAAGAAATACCAGCTGAAGAAGATGATAATAACGAATGGAATAAGAAAAAGAATAAAAATAGAATGTCATTCATTCGAAAAAATTTATCTATAGATATGACCATTTGTGATGGTGAAGTTGAGGATATGGATGCAGAAGATTCAAAAGTTTATCAAGTGGAATTTGAAATAATTGATCCTAAAAAAGTGGAAGATATAGATACACTTTTTAAAATTATTCATAAGATTAATGATTTTTTTAATATGAGTAATTATATATGTTAGTGTGGTTAGTAATTGCATGTATAGTATTTTTCATAATGTATTATGGTAATGATATACGTTACGAAAATGTACATGTATTGGGTTACAATTCTAAATTTTTTTACATGTCTCATGGTGAATCTACAAAAATATTTGAAAAAATGAAAAAAAATAACTTATCCGAAGAATCAATAAAGGAATTTGTTATGATGGAAGACAGGTTTTTAAATCTCGAAAGAAAATCAGTTTGCTCAAGAACATCGAGAAAATTAGAAGCTTTTGCACTTTCAGATGAAATAAAAAATCAATTTTTAGGGTATGATTTTTCATATCACGTGAAACATCTTAAACAGATATCCGAACCAGATAAAATTATAAATCGAAGTATAATATGTTCATTAAATAGTAAATAATACGTCTATGTTTAGGTAAATGTATTTTATTATAATTATCGTATACATGTATAATTAATTCCGAATCGTCTATGTATGTATTTTTAAAGTATTCTTTTAGATCACATTCATTATAGTGAAAATCATCCGTATAATAAAATGCAATTTCTAAATTAGACATTTTTAAATTATTAATTTTATTGTCTTCTGTCTTTTCTCTACCACATTTAATATAATCACATATAGTATAAAATATTAAATCTATAACACCTGAATTAATATCAGTTTTAAATTTTTCATAATTATCTATTATATTACGCCCTTTATTTTTATTAACACGAAATAAAAATAAATCGCGTGGATTTTCCATTTTCTATTTATTTACTTATACTTACTTTTGTTGTTTTCTCTTTAATGCTTTTTTTTGTTCTTTCTCAAAGTTATTAAATAAATTGTTAAGTGTTACTTTATTTCTTTTTGAACTCGAGTTAGAGTTAGAGTTAGAGTTCGAGTTCGAGTTCGAGACGGAGTTAAAATTCAAACGTTTGACAACACCATTATTTTTACGTGGCGTTATTTTCTTAATTGGTGGTCTTTTGATAACACGTTGAACTGTTTTTGTTTTTGTTTTTGGTTTTGGTTTTGGTTTTGGTTTTGGTTTTGGTTTTGGTACTGGTTTTTGTTGTTTTGGTCTAGGTGGTGAAGGTCTTTTCATGTTTAATGGTAGAGGTTCTTCACTTCTAAGTTCTCTAATCATTTGAATGTAACTTATAACTTGGTTGCTTTTAAGTGAAGGAGTTTTTGGTAAAGACATAACATGTCTAACGACATTTTTTACGACATTTTTACCAAATTTACCGTAAATCTTATTAGCTTCTTTTTCGATTAAAATTTTCTTAAAAACCTGTTTTTTATCTAATTTCCAATCCTTTACCATATCCTTTTTTACTTCATTTGCTACCATTTTTTTTAGTACACCATCTCGTGTTACAAATTTTTTATTATTTTCGAGTTTAGTTAGTTTATTTTTAACTTCACGAACATTTTTATTTATATTCATAACGTTTCCGTATTTTTTCATCCAAAGTTTACCGTAAAGTTTAATTAAATCATTTTTAATACTCGCTTCGTTAAGTTTACGTCTTCTATTTATAGGTAAACGTTTTTCTTTTATTTCTTTATTTTTCAATACTTTTTCCATTTCATTTGCAAGTGAATTTGGTGAATTTGGTGTACCTGGTTTATCTTGAAGTTTTTGACATAATATTTTTACGGTGTCTGTATCTTCTACCGTTATACCTTTAGATATAGCAAGTGATACGAGTTGGTCTTTTTTCAATTCTCTACAAAGTTTATCATCTATTTTGTAATTAGAATTACCTTTTTCTATTTTATCAAGGACTTTACATATATCGTCTTTTTTCTGTTTGTTTTTAATACCAACAACACCCAATTTCTTAGAAACTTCGAGTAAAACTTTTTTGGATAAACCTTTACATTTTTTACCTCCTATTTTCATTATACCGTCTTTATCGTACGTAATTTTAGTATTTTTAACTTTTGGTGTTGTTTTTCTTTTAACGGGTTTTTTCTTTGGTATTTTGAAACAACAATCATAACCTTGTGGATTTTTTCGAGATTCAAATCCATTTTTACAAGGTGGTCTTCTTGGTTTAGGACATGTTGAACCTTGTGTTTTTTTAGAAACAATTATTTTTTTATCTGCGTTAACATTTTTGTTAACCAAACCTATCGTATACCCATTTTCGTGTAACTTTTTAACAAGTTCTACACCTATAGAATAAGCACTTTCGAGATCATCGGGATTAGATTCACCCTGTACCTGAACAATACCTGAACCCGCCTTTCCAGTTTTTGTTGAAAATATAAATGTATGTTCCTTGTATTTTAAATAAAGAAACGGTGATGATTCTGGTTCGTACATGAGGAATGAAATCCCCCAAGTGCGTAATTGACGGTATTCACTTGTCATTTTGTATAATTGAAAATTAGTATTTGTTAAAAATTGACCTGCGATATTATTGTATTCTATATCGTTGTATAAAAATTTATTTTTTTGTGTGTATGTATCAACTATATAATTGCGTAAAGATTCTGGTTGTTTTTTTAAATTTTTAAAACCTAAAAATCCACCCGAAAATCTAATTTTACCATTTTTATAAATATTAAAACTAAAATTCTTTTTTTCTATACCGTTCATCATGTACCCGGAAAATTGTGCGGAAAAGAAGTTTTTATCTAAATCACCCTTTAAACCAAAATCTTTTGTGTGAACAACACCTGTTTGAAATCTTCCATATATACCCTTTATTTCACTTATGTCTACGGTTAAACCTCCTGCTATTGGTGCATGACCTTTTGGTTTCTGTTTCAATATATTTTTTATATCGATACGCGTTTCATCTTTACTAAATTGTTCATTTACTAAAGCATTGTATATACCTGGTTTGAATTTACCTACTCTAAGTTCGGAAAATGTGGAAGTTGTATTAGTTTGTGGTATTATTTCCTGTTGGACACGGGGTACAAACGGTTGTACTACATTTGTTCTCTGTATATCTACATTTGAATTCCGTACGAATTGTCTTGGATCAGTGTTCATACTTACACTATGCTGAGATTATTCTTCCATTTCTTCTATTATCACATCTACACCTATAATAAAATCCTGGTTTTTGTAGGTTTTTCCTGCGTACGTTTTTTCATTATTCCGTTTGATCTCCACACCTCTACTACTAAACGGACCGAGGTAGAAATCAGGATTAAACCTTGGTCGACCTAGATTGTTTTTAAAACAATAATTGAAAAATCTTTTTTTGAAAACTTCGAGTGGACAAAAGTAGGTTTCTCCGTGACCGTCGAATAAGATGACATCTGACTGTAAGAAATGTTCGAGTGGGTTCGTTACTGTTGCCACTTGTTTTCTAATTTGAGCGAAGTAGTCTGGAATGATATTCCAAATATCCTCACAATTATATTTTTGTGAGTATTCAAGGTATCCTCTAACGCACTTTTGGAGAATTATTGGTATTTCGTTTTTCAACTTTATTTCTAATAGAGGATCTGTATCAGCATCTCTAATCTGTTTTTTGAAATGCCAGGTCATTAATCGTCTCAAAATACTACCAGAGTTATCTTTCCAATTAGGAACTTCATTTCCCCCGAGTATACCCGGAACGATCCACGTCATGTTTTTTGCTTTTTCACATTTGACTGCAATAGATACATCTTCTCCAGATACTATAGACTGAAACTCTGCCTGTTCGAGTTGTAAATCACCTTTGATTTCTGGTGCAATGAAAAGTAACGCGTCATGTATAGAAGATAATCCAAACTTCCGTTCTACGTTATTTGAAAGTGTCCTTACATCGTCCGCTTCGTAAAATTTACTGAAAACTTTCGTAACGAGCGTTGATTTACCAGAACGCGCGATACCTTTTAAAAATGGTATGATTTGCCATTTATCTAGGTCGTTTAGTTCGAAACAAAGACGACCACCCATGATATACATCCATTTACATACATCAGGTTCAAATTCTTGTGAATGGAGAACCTTATCAAAATTTGGTGTAGGTATTTCAAACCAATCTTTATAATTATCGTTATAATCTTCAAAAAATGTATCAAAATATTTACAACTTACAATTTTTGGGTCGAGGTTTATCGCCTGTTTTGATTCATACGGATAAAATACGGATATGTATTTTTCTTGTGTACGAGACCACTCTTTACCGATGAATATACCGTTTCTGAAAGACCAGACGTGTCTATCCTTTACAATTTCTGGAAATTGTAAGTCGTAACAATCACCAAGATGTTTGATAACTTGATTAATTATAGTTGTTCCGTTATTTGTTAAATCTTGCCACAATTCAAAACGCGATTCTTTTGGTGCCATGCGATGAACGTAAGCCTTAATAAGTTCGGTTTGTCTCCATGCGCGCGTGTTATGACCTTCAGGTGTTTTAATTTGTACACAACAATAACCCTTGTACCTTTTTATATTATTTTCGTAAAGTTCTCGTAAAATAGCTAAAAGAGCTTTTTGGAAAACGTTAAGGTTTTCGAAATCCGGTGTTGAACACCTTAATATAGAAGGTTCTGAAGGTATATTTGCAGGTAACCAGGAGGGATGATGGACCCTTTCGTACATACGCGCGGCTCTATAAATAATAGTCCAACAATCGTCAACTTGATCAATGAGACGAGATAGACGAAGAGATATTAAATCGTCATCATCGTTTTCCTCGAAATTTAGAATACCTAAAGTATCAGCACGATTAAACATTAAACTAAGTTTATCCTTTATTCTTCTATATTCACCCTCAACATCAGAGTAATTAAATTTTTTTGGTTGACCGGTTTCTTCGTTAATATCGTTTTCGTCAAACCAATTTCTATATCCCAATTGGAAGGGTTCCTTACCGTTATTCCATGCCTTGATGGACCATTTATCTTCAAATTGGGAGAGGAGATTCATGAATGTTTCATGGTTTAATTCAGAAATTTTGTTATCCCACAGGATACTATTTGCTTCAATAGTGTTTGGTTCTTTAGCGGGATAATGTGTATCTTCCATATCTTATAAGTATTACTCGTTATTTTTCTAAGCCTTTTTTTGGATATGAGATAACATTTTAATCATAATTTTATTTTGTACTTCAAGCTGCCTGGAAATATTTACCAAAGCAGAACATAAAGTTTCACCTTCTTCAGATATAAGAACTGAACTTAAAAGGTTACCGAGATCCATAAAAGGGTCATGTTCATCATCATATTCATCATCTTCATTTTCTGATATTTCAAGGTCTTCGGAATTTTCCGATACAAGTTCCGTTTCGTCGATAAAAGATTCGGTATCATTGATATCGTCTTCGGAAATTTCTGATTCAATTTCAATATTTTCGTCGACACTTTCTTCATCAACATTTTCAAGCTCTGGTACAGGTTCGTTAGACATTTATATATAGTAGGAAAAATCAATTCGTGTTTTTTCGCGAAATCATCCGAAAAAAAAATCTCAGCCTATAGTACAAAAACAAACAATATGGCCGGTGGTCTCATGCAACTCGTCGCCTATGGCGCCCAAGATGTCTACTTGACTGGTAACCCAAAAGTCACTTTCTTCCAGGCGGTTTACAAACGCCACACTAACTTTGCGATGGAAAACATCGAACAAACTGTTAACGGTACGGCCTCTTCGTCTGGTCGCGTTTCCGTCACGGTCGCCAGAAATGGTGATTTGATTGGTGACATGTACTGCGAACTTCAATACAAGGTTGGTATCAGTGGCTGCTCCCACGCGTGGGCTGCGGAACGTGCGATCAAGGATGTTGAATTGTCCATTGGTGGTCAAAGAATCGACAAACACTACCAAAAATGGTGGAGATTGTACTCTGAATTGTACTTGGCGGACAGTGCCAAGGCCAATTGGGATAAGATGACTTCTTCGCAAGTCGCGGATACAACTAACGGTGTCCAAGTCTTTTTGCCACTCATCTTCTTCTTCAACAGAAACCCAGGATTGGCTTTGCCATTGATTGCCTTGCAATACCACGAAGTCAGACTCGACTTTGACTTGGCGTCCGATTTCGGTACCAACTTTACGTCTTCCTTCAAGGTTTGGGGTAACTACGTCTACCTCGACACTGAAGAGCGTAGACGATTCGCGCAAAAGGGTCACGAATACTTGATCGAGCAAGTGCAACACACTGGCTCCGATTCGGTCACTGCCGGTGCGACCAAGCAAGTCAGATTGTCGTACAACCACCCAGTCAAGGAATTGGTCTGGTGTGTTAACGGTGGTGCCCCAACCGCGTCGACTGATCCAAAATTGTGGAACTTTACTTCCAACTGCGATGTCGCTGATGTTGTGATGACGACATCTATTGACAGTGGTGCATTAATGGAATACGCGACCCCAGCCGCTAACATTGGTAGACCAATGATCCACGTTGGCACCGGGGGGA